GTTGGGCTATCTATATCTCCACCAGTAGCTTTAGCTGGCAACGAAGCACCGCCAAGTGGCATATTAAATCCCATTGCTCTCAATCCCATCATAACTAGCTGCATAGCTTGGAACTTTAAAATCATAGCCATGATGTCTTGGATTATTGACTTAGCAAAATCCTTAAAGTTAACTTTTCCAGTTTTGACAAAGTTATCTATAGCACTACCCATATTGCTGACTAAGGAATTAAACGCATCAGAACCAACCTGTCCCAACCCTTCTGAATTCTGAACAAATCTGGTCATGGCGTTTTCCCAGCCAATAACAAACGAGGTTCTGCGTTGTTCGTCTATTGCAATTGATTTTTTACGTTCATTACTAAGTTCTTGTTCCAGTTCTTTTAATTTTTCAAGCCTTGCTTTCTCAGCTTCAAATGTTGCGCCACTTCCCATTGTTGCTTCTGCGCTGGTAATTTGCATATCTATATCTAACAAACGCTTCTTATTTTCAAGTATTTCTTGAGCCATCCTAAAGTCATTTTGCCTTAAATTAAATGCCTCAATACCCAATGCAATACGCTGTTTGTCAAAATCAATATTTAATTTATCTGCATTACCTTTTCTTTCTGTAGCTTCAATATCGCGTTGGCGTAATGCAAGTATATAAGCTGTATCTTCTTTAGCCTTCTGATTGGCTAGTGCGTTTTGCTTATTGGCTTCATTAGTTATATTTAGCTTTTGCTGTTCATTGGTATTGACTTTAAGCAGGTCTTGAGCCTTCTTGTTTTCTATATCAGCAAGTGCTTTAACCCTAGTCAACTCAACTCCCTTTATATCAACAGAATATTTCTCCATTGATAAGCTGGTCATTTTTAATGCTGCCGAATCTTTATCGTAACCAATAAGCGTGTCAGTAGCAGCTAACTTTAAGGTTATTAATTGTCCTTCAATTTTGTATTGTTCTTTAAGAAGGGTAGTGGCTTTTTCCGCTTTTTGTTCGGCTGCTGCATCTCTAGCATTTTTTTGTGCTGCAAATACACCTTGTTCTGCCTCACTAATAAATTCTTTAGATACTTTATCTTGGTTGAATTGCGACCTGCTTTTTGCAATTTCCATATCTTTTGTTAATTGTATTTCTTGCAGTTTAATGCTTTGTTCATCGCTTCTTAAAGCGTCAACTTTTAATTGCCCAATGTGACCTTCAATAGCTAATAATTCTTGAGCAAGCGCAACCTTTGCCATCGCTGAATTTATTTCTCTGCGCTTTGCTGCTGCTGCTGCCTCTGCTGCTGCTTCTGCTGCTGGGTCACCTTCTGCTGGCTTATCTTTGTCTAGTAGAGATTGTCTATAAGTTTCTAATATAGCTTCTTGTGCCTTCTCTGTTTCTATAGTGTCAGATACAGTATATGCAATTAAAGCAGCAGCAGCGACAATAGCAGACAAAATTGGCTTAGTAACTGCCATACTTACAGCAGAAGTAGTACCAAGAAGTTTTATAGCGGTAGTTAAAGTACCAATAGCGGTAGCTATTCTAATTACTCCTGCAACCGTAGCAGCAGCACCTAACGCAACTAATATGTTATGAAATGTTTGAACTGACACAATACCATCGCCAGAAAATGGCGCAATCATGTCTGTAAATGCAAGGGTTAAGTTAGTAAGTGTAGTTTTTAAGTTGTCACTAACCTCACCCATCTTTGCAATAGCTTTAGCATGAGCATCATATTCAGCAGTTGACTTTTGCAGCTTCTCATTTACTTCGTCAAGAGATACTCCAATACCGCCTTTGCCAAGCATCTCCTTGACCATCTTAGCTTTATCAAAAGCATTAAGACCGCTGTTGGCTAGACCATCAAATACTCTTTTAATAGCTTCATCTGGCTTTAGGTTTGATAATTCCTTAAAGGATATACCTAGCTTTTCAAACTGAGCAATAGTTGATTCGTTACCATTTTTAGCATCGCTAATCTTGCCAAATAATTTGCCAAGCATCTTACCTGCGCTATCTGCATTAGCACCAGATGTTTTTAGCGCATTGTCGAATTGCAGCATCTGCCCTACTGTTACTTCAAAGCCATTCGCTAAGTCTTTAATATGATTAGAGAATTCAAGTGTCTTGTGCATCAGCGCAGCAAAGCCTAGCGCACCGACACCCATTGAACCGCCAAGAGCAGCAAAACCAGCACCTAAACTCTTTAGACCACCAGTTAAGTCATCAAAGGATTTCTGAAGATGTTTTGCATCTTGTTTTGCTTTAGCTGTAGCTTGGTCCCACTCTACTGTGACTAGACCAAGTTTGACTGTTAGTGAACCTATTACTGCCATGATTACCCCTTTACACCTTTAGCGTACTTGCCCCAATTGACTTCAGCCCAAACCATTTGACCTAGCCTATTTATAACATTATCAACATTACTAGCCAATGCTGGTCGTATAAACGGTCTTGCAGCTATTTCAGCCGTGCCAAACTCCATAGCCAACCCAACTGGCTTAATCTTCCTGTATACCCTTTCCTTGCCACCCTTGCCGATTGATGTACTCTCTATATCTTGCACACGCTTTGGTCCAGAAGTAACTCGGCACATAAATACTTCACCTCTATATGAGGATGATGCTTTATCTCTCGATGTTGGTCGTTGAGTTTTCATATAGATATGTTCGGCAAGCTGTCCTGAGTTTCTCGGTGCGGATGCTTTTACTTGAGCCAATACTGGTGACATAGCGTAGCCCATAGCCTTCTTCCAGATACGGTCTGTTTTTGCTTGTCCTATTTCTAGGGCAAGTTCATCCATAGCTTTAAATAGGTCATCAAAACCTTCAACTTTAGAGTTGAGCAATTTTGAACCTATCCATCTTAAAGTTTTTAGCTTGTGTTACATAGGTGAGCAAGCTATTACTAGCTTGTTCTTCTGCGGATACATCTAGGCTTGGGTCAATACCGTATTCATTTATCCAAGGGAAAATGTCGTTGGCTTTTATTGTTGGCGATTCTGGTGATTTAATATAGTTAAATATTGCAGTCGTAATTGGGGTTAGTGCATCGTAGATGCCTCGATTTCCCAACAATCCATCTGAATACATAACCTGTATCTCCGTGAAAACTTCCTCGTCAAGACTATTAATATATTGTTCTGTATGACCATTAAATATCATTGAAGCTACTACCTGCTTTCGCAGGGATTGCCTCAGTTTTTTTTTGTTGTTTTATAGTCTGGTTTGACAGTTTGTTCAATAGTTTCAACAATCTGCTTAATCAATGACTCTGGGAATTCTTCACTTATTTCAGCGAATGATTCGTTAATCGGTTCTCCTGTTTCAGACTGCAATAAATGGAAATACTTCTCTACTCTAATTTCCCACATAGCGGTCATAGTAGCAACCTGCTTTATGGATGTTCCATCCACAATTACATCATCATCCAATACTGTAAGGAATTGTTTCTCTGCGTTAACAGTTTTTAAAAACTCATCACCACCTTCTTTGATTGCATCTAACATTGGCTTGCTTAATTTTTCATAAATCACAGCTACAGCTTCTGCTTTAGGAGAAGTTATATCTGCAAGTATATCTTCCATCTCTTTTTTTAATGGAATTCTAACTTTTAAATCAAACTTAATAGTGTCAAACTCTATTGATAGAGTTCTGTATTTAATTCTTTCTTTAATATCGTTATACGATGCACCAAACTTTTTAGCTACACTCATGTCTTATCCCTTTATCATCTTATTGTAAATTGTATTATTTAATTCAACTACATATGCAACAATCTGCTCTGGGGTCATCTTATCAGCATGATTAACCGCCATCCTATATGCCACATCTATTCCAGCCAGCCTCTGTTGATGGAAGCCAAACCAGTTTTTCTGCCCTGAATCAGACTGCTCAATCAGGTATTTAAAAAGCGCATCACTATTATTTATTGTCATATTTTATAAAAGCCCCGAAGGGCTTTTGTTATGCGTTGTTAGACCAGCCGTAAGCGTTACCGCCTGTAGGATGAACTGTGAATGTAAACTTGCCTTCAGCAGAAGGTGACATATCCCATTTCAGACCACCAATACGACCATTGAAAGCGTAAGCAACAGTATCAGTACCATCGTATACAGCAATTACATAGGTACGGATAATTGTACCGTTGTAACCATCGTCACGGATGAGCAACTGCGCTGCATCTGCTGGATTCCAAGGGCAAGTAACGTTTAATGATGTAACCTGATTTTGAGTAGTAATCTTTGCACCAGTACGCGCACCAGCGATAGAGTACGCAGCAAAAGCATCGTCTGCACCAAAAGCAGGTACAGCTTCAACTGGAACTTGATAACAAGTTTGACCACCTCCAGATTGACTACCAGTACCACCTGCGCTTGCACCAATTATCATAGCAACTTCAGATGTCCATACAGATAAATTTGCATCACTCAATGCTGTTGGTGTAGCACCATCTTGCATCCATAGTGTTGCAACATATCCCGGTAAAACTTTATTAATAAGAGCCATTTTACTTTTCCTTTTTAAGAATAAACATTAATAAATATTGTCTTATTTATGTCGGAACATCTATTGTGCAATCCAATATGATTTGGTTTAATCCTAACGTATTATCATATGTGTTGTATAACCATACCACATCTGCCTTTGCTACAAAAAAACCAGTAGTATCTGGGTCGCCAAACATTCCTGAATAACCATGCAGTTGCTGTAGTATATCATTGCTCAGATTAAAAGCATCATTCATAGCGACACCAAAGACAGATATTTGGAATACTGGTCTATCTATGCCTTTGCTACTTTGTGTCTGACCTGTATACACAGGTTGATGCACATTCCTTAATTGCCATGTCAAGAACTTTGGCTGCGTAGCCCAATTCCTATTAAAGTTACTGTATACAGGCACAGGCGTAACAATATTTGCCAGTTGGTACTGTATGCACTCAGCGTATACAAATGGATTCTGTTGTGTACTCATACTGGAGTTTCAGGGTCGTTTCTATAACAGGTAAAGGTAACCTCCATTCTGTCATTCGATTCCCTAATATCAGTTATCCGCCAATCAAAGTTTCTCCATGTAATACTATATAGATTTTGATTATCTACTATCTCTTTAGTATTAGGCGTGTAGTTTAAAGTGATATTCACTAAGTCCTGATACACCCTGTACTTCTCTGAGATACGCAAGCTATTCGCTACATCATGCACCAGCCCTCTAGTTTCAAACCAAGGGGCAATCGTAGTTGTATATTGACCAATGGTATCTACGCCATTAGTAACATTGTTAATCATCAAATTCTCATAGCGTGTAATAGCCATTACATCACCAAAGGTTTATACGACCTCAGAAGTTGGTCTACGCCAAATGGAATTGATTTTAAATTTGCTTCAGTTGTATTGGAACGATTATTATAAATATGTGTTAGCAATAATAGTCCTGCTTGCTTAATGACAGGGTAATTGCCAAGAAAGTTAGCGTTAGAAGTATATTCAGCATAGATAGGATTAGCCACTATCTGATTTAAGTCATTTGGAATCGCATTGACAATAATACGATTGCCTGTGGCATCGTAGGAGTATCCAGAGGATGCAATCGTTTCTGGGGTGGTGTTACTACCTGCAAAGTATTTGACAGCGTTTACGGTCACTCCTGACGCGCCCTGTGACACTTCAGGTAAGTCTAAGAACACTTGTGTGTTGTACAACCCAAAATTGTTGTAATAGATTCTATACTTGGTTGGGAATATCGACATACCCAAGTAATCTTCTATTGCCATGCGCGTAGCAAGTTCAATGCTAGTCAAGTAATTATCCTGACTTTCATCTGCAAACAAGTTTAGCTGCTGAGTTATTTCCTCAAGCGTTAGCCATTGCGTTTGCAAATCCCTATCAATC